AACCAGCCTCTTGTAATTTTTTGATATATTTGTCGATCATAATATCTTTAAACCCAGCCATAACAATGCTTTCATCTTTTTTAATTTCGGTGATACAAATGTTTTTATCGACAATATTTAATTCACATATTTTACTAAACTCAATAATAGATGAACCTGTTATTGAATTGTCTTCTTTATTACAAATTGCATACACTTCAAAAAATGCTCCAACTTGCATTAATACAATCGTATTTTCTCCATATTGCTCTTTATACTGTTTTGTTAAATATAAATATTCTTGCAACAAACTCATTCTTTATTATTATATTAATGTCTTTATATTTTTGTATAAAAATATAAAAAATAGAGGTTAATAACATAACAAAAATATTATTATTTGATGTGAATAAAATATCCATTAAATCCTTTTATTAAATTAAATAATATTTTCTTGTAATGACTATAAAATGATCTAGGAATTATTTGTAAATTATAATATAATAGTTTTAAAAATATTAATAAAATTAATATATAAAAAGGCATATTGCATGGAATATTATGATCTTCTAATACTTCTTTTTTATATTTTTCATCATATATAGTAATCTCTAATCTAAAATTAGGATTTTCATTATAATAATTTACTTTATATCCTTCTATTAGTTTATTTTTACTATTCCATATTATTTTATGAAATTTTTTCTTTTTTATATGAAGATAATTACTTATTTTGTGAATCATTGAATCAACATTATCTGTAAAAATTGAAAAATCTATATCACTTTTACTCATAAAATAATCATATCGTTGTATGCTACCATAATAATATATTTTTGTATCAATATATTTTTTAAAATTATCTATAAATTCTTGAATATTTTTTGGTATCTTATTTTTAGTGTGTTCCATACTATATATAATATTTATAAATAATATTTCTTGTATAAAATATTACAATATTATATTTTTAATAATATAATACTTAAACATTTTTGTAAATAATAAATATGGATTCTATTGAGAAAGAAATTAAAAATGAAATTAATTTATTAGAATTAACATCAATTAGAGATAATATTGAAAAAATGGCCAAAATTAATCAAGTTGAAATTTTAAGAATATTACATAAACATCCCAATATTACTTTGAATGAAAATAATTATGGAGTTCATATTAATTTATCTGAGTTATCTTATGAGTTAATCATTGAAATAAAAAATTATATAAATTATGTTAATACACAAGAACATAATTTAAAACACTTTGAAATACAAAAGGATAATTTGCGTAATTTCTTTAGTGATAAAGAAGTTAAAGATATAAATTTACTTTATAATTAATAAATATGACTTGTTATAATTTAAATAATTTCATGTTTACTAATAAATTTATACATGAATTTATTTTACAAGAAACGTGTAAAACAATAACGCCTACAGGCGTTATTGTTTCCAAACAAAAAGGATTATATCCTAAATCTATATCATTACATACAATTTTAAACGAACCTAAAATTCATTCTACTCTTGTGAATTTAAATAAAATAAAACCACCCACTTTTAAAAAAAACTTTGTCCCTAGAAAAAATGATTCATTATTTTGGATTTTTTATATTATAATGAATGGATTTACTGAATATGAACTTATTGGAACAAATGAATTTGAAATTGAACAAACTGAAAAATATAAATATATTGATTTTCTTAGAAAAAAAGAATGTAAACAACTTCTTAAACAACACAAAATTACTAAAATTAAAGAAGATATAGAGACCGATTTGGGAAATTCATCCAAAATAAATTACAAAACATTTTTTGCATTATGTATTTGTTATAAAATAAATATTTTATTTATCTATAGAAAAAGATGTTTCCAAATATATTCTGGAAATCATGAAAATACTATTCATGTTGTTCATCAATATGATCCACCAATAGAAAATCCTCATGGGCGATTTAAATATGCATACGAAATAGAACCAACTAAACAAAATATAGAGAAATATCAATCAAACGAATATTTTCATTGGGAAAATATTGATAAACCATTACGATGTATTAGTTATTATAAAGTAAAAGATTTATTGGATATTTGTATTCTTTTAAAACTCAAAGAAGAAGATTATATTAAACTTACCAAACCTGAAGTATATGAACTTATTTTAAGGACTATATAAGGTTTCAAATTCTAACGCTAATGAATAATTATTATTCAATAAATCCAATGGTTGTCCATATTTATTTAATAATGAAATTTCTAATTGTCTTATTCTTACTTGTCCATAATAATCTCTCTTTTTAAAAACAACGTCTGAATTATTATTTATAATTAATGAATCAGAAAAAGTTGGCAACGCAATTCTTCCTATTATACTATCCGAATTTAACGACTCGGCTGTTTGTGATACAATTCCATTTGAATTATGATTTTTATTAAAATCATCTATATATACAAATATATAATTGTCTATATTAACTCCTGCTGATGAAGTACTAACTATATATCCTATATATGTATCTGGAGGTGATTGAGTTATGTCTGTATATGTATTTGCTTGTGTCACTGTATATTTTAATTTATTAAATCCTAAATAAGTTCCCAAAGTTGAATAATTATTGTTTTGACATTGAACTGCCAATACTGGTGTAAAGTCTAATACATAATAAAAATTTGATGGTGCAGAACTTGTACTACTTATATAAAAATACGATTTACTTGTTATTGCATTTATACTAAAAACTAAATATTCTAATCCATTTGCTATATTTTGAAAAATATTATTTATTGCAGTAACTAACGCTGTATTTGAATAATTCCCATTTGGAATTGTAATTGTTTGAATACTATTTGGTAAACTAGCCACATTATATAACTCAATCTTCATTGTATTGTTCCCTATTAAATCAGATATAGAATACCACATTCTAGGCAATTCTAATGAAATTAATCTCATACTTATCACATTATATAACGGATTTTTTAATATAAATGATGCTTTATTTGGATTTGTTATTTCATAATTTTCTCTAAATTCTGTATCTAATGATAATACTTGAGTCGTAATTCTTCTCTCTAATGGATTAATTACACCATCAAACGCTTGACTTGGATTTGAATAATAATATGGTGTCACTTTTTTCTCTATAATTGGATGACTACTTTGAATATTATATCTTAATGGGTCACGATCTACATTAATCTGTTTATCAAACATATTTTTGTTCATAATTTAACATTATATAATATTATATAATGTTAAACTAAATATAATAAATTATTTAGCAAGCATCTCTCTTTATTATTGTATATAATAACATACATAATTTAATAAAAAATTTAAGATATAATTAACTATACATTTCTAAAATTGTTTTTACAATTTGACTTCTCTCTACATCACTATTTTCAAAATTTATAATATGAATATCCTTTACCGATTTTATTGAAGAAAAATGATTATACCTTTCAATAAAATCTTGCAAACCATTTTTTACTTTTAAATCACTTTGTAATAAATCACCAGTAATTATCATTTTACTATTTTCTCCAATTCTCGTTGTTAGCATATACATTTGACTCGGCAAACTATTTTGCATCTCATCTGCAATAATAATTGAATTCTTAAAAGTTCTTCCTCTCATTAATCCCAATGGAGATATTTCAATAATATTGTTATGAATCATAAGATCTATTTCTTGTTTTTTATAAAATTCTGTAAAGATATCAAACATGGGTTTTGTAAAAGGATCCAATTTCTTATTTATATTTCCAGGAAGAAATCCTATATCCTCATCTACTGAAACAACTGGTCTCGTTATTATTATTTTCTCTACTTGATTCGTTTTTAAATAATTCATTGCATATAAACAAGCAAACAATGTTTTTCCGCAACCTGCTGGTCCTATTCCTGCTACTATTTTTACATTATCATTCTCTATTGCTTTGATATAATTTTGTTGATTTAATGATTTAGGTTTATATGGTGTAAAATAATTTCTTGAATTGCTTCTAATAGAATTAGATAATTTTGTAAAAAACATGTAATAAATTAATAGCAATATCTTCATATTATTTAAATATAACATTAATTTAAATAATAATAATTAATTATTATTAATGAATTTTCAATCTACGGATAATAAATTTCAATCTACGGATAATAAATTTCAATCTACAGAAAACATTACATTAATTTATAAAGTTATTTCACAATCATTTCAAATAACTAGAGAACAAATCAACTCGTCCATGAATGAATATTATAAAAATAATAATATTAATTCTTCTTTAACAAAAGAACAATTAATAAATATAAATAAAGCATACATTACATATTTTAAAAGGATTACTAAAAATCCTACAAATATTCTTGAATTAACACGAAAAGAAAATACATTTCCTATTGAATATACATTTGAAGAAATACAAAATAAAAAAAGAGAACAATTTAATGAAGAATTAAATAAAAAACAAAAAGAATTCTCTTCTTTTAATCAAATTGTCATACCACCTCCATTAAAATTTAATGAAGATATAGATAAACCTATTAGTGAAATGGAACAATTAATTGCCAAAACAATTGCCGAGAGAACATTAGATATTGAATCCATTCATAAAAAAATGGAACCACCTATAAGAACAGATATGCCTATTAAAATCAAAATAGAGAAATCTAATTTGAATTTCGAAGAAAAACATATTTCTTGGAAAGATGAATTACCATTAGATGATTTTTCTATGAAAGAAAAAATAAACCAAATTGATATAAAATTGAATCTTATTATTGAATTATTAAATAATAATAAAAAATAAAATTGTTATATAATAATGAAAACGTTTTCATTATTATTTATCTTGTTTTTTAAAAACGTCTTTTGTTTCTTCAAAAGAAAACAAATCAAGTTAAATTATTTAAATTATAAAGATGATGAATGGGATCATGGTGAAGTAGAATGGGATTTTCCTGAAAAATATGTTATTCATGAAAAACTCAAATATACTAGTCTAATTGGAGAACCCATTGTTGAAAAGAAAATAGAAATTAAATTAATCAAAGAAGAGGTTGAAAAAGAAGATTTACATTTGAATGCTATTTATTATGGTATTATGCAAACCATTAATCAAGAAGCAGTCAATTATCAAGAAATATTATTAAATATACAAAATATTTGCTTTATCAAATCAGATACAAATGAAGATGTAAGTAAAGATTTTTATATTCTCTTTTTGATTTATTCTTTGAAAGCAAATTATGAATTAAGCAAGAGTAATGAAATTGATTTATTATATAAACTACATGATAAAAAAAAATATTTAAAAATAAAAAGAATGGTGTCTTCAATAATACTATTTGTATTTACTATTCTTTGTAGAAATGTAAATGGTGTTGAGTGATTAATATATGTAGCTATCCAATTAACACAATATTGTGATAAGTGAATTATATTATTAATAATTAAATATTTTATTAATTTAATATTATGTCATGGGTTCAAACATCTGCTCCTAGTGCTTCTTGGTTTTCAATATGTAGTGATTCAACAGGTCAACACTTAGCTGCTTGTGTTATTGGTGGTGGTATTTATACAAGTCCAGATTTTGGTAGTACGTGGGTTCACACATCTGCACAAAGTAATAATTGGTATTCAATATGTAGTTCTTCTTCAGGTCAATACTTAGCTGCGTGTGTTTATGATGGTGGTGCTAATGGTGGTATTTATACAAGTAATGATTTTGGTAGTACGTGGGTTCACACATCTGCACCATCTAATATTTGGGTTTCAATATGTAGTTCTTCTTCGGGTAAATACTTAGCTGCGTGTGTTTATGGGGGTGTTAATGGTTATATTTATACAAGTAGTGATTATGGTAGTACGTGGGTTCAAACATATGCACCATCTAATATTTGGAGTTTAATATGTTGTTCTTCAACAGGTCAATACTTAGCTGCATGTGTTAATGACGGCGGTATTTATACAATACCAATAATATACACTGATTATCAAGCAAATAGTATAGATTTAGTTTATACTTTTGCACAATATACAGGAGGCGTTAAAGCATCAACTACGAATTATAAAGTAAATGGTAATGATTTATCAAACATTTTTGCTAAATATACAGCAGGCGTTAAAGCATCAAATACGAATTATAAAGTAAATGGTAATGATTTATCAAACTTTTTTGCTCCTCTATTATATACAGTTGATTCGCAATCAGATGTAAATATTTCAAGT